AAAAAGATTGCCAAAAATGAATCAGTTGAAAACGCTATACGCAGGATGATCAACGAAGATGAAGTCACCCAAGCCCAGTCAGTTATGGCTGCTAAGGATATGGTTGACAGCCTCCAGGACATGCTCGAAGACATCAGCAGGATGGTTAATGAGCAGCTTCCACCACTCACAGACAGCATCCGCAGCAACATCGGAGATCAACAAGCACAGGCATTTAGTGCTGCTGCCACTGAGACATTAAACGGATTGCTCACACAAGTACAAGGCGCACGTGAAGCGGTCAATAACGCAGTACTTGGCCTGACTGGTGCCGCTCCTACCCCAGTTGAAGCACCTTCAGTTGATATGGGAACAGATTTGGACACTGAGATGCCAGCAGATGAGTTTGGTGCTCGTGATGCAGCAGTCGGCGGCGAACTTCCGCTAGGCCGAGAAAAAAGAGCATAACATGAGATTGCTAGAGATCAGCCCTGAGCGATCTCAGAGCACAGAAGGAACATTAGCAACACTGTTGCAGTTCCTTCTGGGCAAGGCAGATATGCCTGAGATAGGCGATAAGAGCGTCAAGCAAGTCAGGGTGCCCATTGAAACTATCTTAGGTCTTATGAAAAACACAGGCGTCCCGTTCAGTTATCAAGATCTAGACGCCGCTGTCAAAAAAAGCAGCATGATAAAGAACCTCATCAAAAGCATGGATCCACAGAGCTTAGTGATCAAAGCTGAGCCCGGTGATATGAACACTGATGTTAAACCAGGTGATGAGACTGATATAGCTAAGATGGCTAGCAGAGCTTCTAAAAAACGCATGTAATTTCAGTTGCATTATTATTAGATTCGTCATATAATAGTGCTATGATTATAAATGAACAATTCAATTACACAGAATTAAAACGCACAGATTCACCTTCAGGTCGCCTTTATCTCTGCCCTGATGGCAGCAAGGTACCTAGTGTAACTACCATCCTTGACAAGACCAAGACCGAAGAGAAGAAGCAAGCATTAGCTAACTGGAAAGCTAGGGTAGGCGAACAAGCTGCCCAACAGATAGTTACCGAAGCTGCTGGTCGTGGTACTAGCATGCACAAGCAAATCGAACGCTGGATTGTTGGTGAATCTACCGTTCCTGGATCTAACATGGTCCATCAACAGGCTTACAAGATGGCACAAAAAGTCATTAATGAGCTAATTGAACCCAATGTTAATGAGATATGGGGCAGTGAAGTTGGTCTGCATTATCCAGGATTATATGCAGGTACTACTGATTGCACGGGTGTTTGGCAAGGTAATGAAGCTATCTTAGATTTCAAACAGACCAATAAACCCAAAAAACGAGAATGGATCGAAGACTATTTCTTACAGCTCTGCGCATATGCGGCTGCTCACAATGAGAATTATGGTACAAAAATCAAGACAGGTGTGATCTTGATGTGTAGCAAGGACCTAGACATCCAGCATTGGGTGTTAGAGAACGAAGAATTTGACAAATATACTGCTATGTGGTGGGATCGGGTGGAACAGTATTACAAAGAGCGATAAATATCTGTAGCCATATAGGATGACGCCATGCCAATAGTAAGCATCTCTAAGATACAACATCGTTACGGATTGGGTGATAATTTACCCCAGCTTTCAGCAGCTGAACTCGGATGGGTAATAGATCAGCGAAAACTGTACATCGGAAACGGACCCACTAGTGAGGGCGCACCAGGTATTGGTAACACTGAGATCTTAACAGAGCACAGTAATATCTTAGAATCAGCTAGCACTTATACCTATGCTGGTGATGCAGGCGGATATACAGTACAAACTGGAACAACAGGAAACACGCCTGTTGCTAGGACGTTACAATCCAAGTTTGACGACATGGCATCAGTCAAAGATTTCGGAGCCAAAGGTGATGGAGTAACTGACGATACCGCAGCTATCAACAGAGCGCTCTTTGAATTATTTTGCCGTAATACGACTACACAAGTTCGCCGTTCTCTATTCTTTCCGGCTGGAACTTATATCGTCAGTGATGAGATCAAGATTCCGACCTATGCTATGCTCAGAGGTGAAGGACAAGATTGCACTCATATCAGGCAGACTAGTTCTTCAGTGACCTGTGTCGCCCGCAGTGCGGACAGCTTACAACAGGTCGGGGCTAACATAGGAAACAACGGTGCTGCCCTGCCACACTTCATCGACATATACGACATGACCTTTGAACAGAACACAGCTAATCATGTGTTCATAATCAACTCGTCCACTAATCTTCGTTTCCACAAGGTTGGGTTCAAAGGATCAATCACTAGCCCAACTACTGTTGGTGACAGCCTGATCTGCGTGTCTATCTTTAGTACTGCTGTTAATTTCAGCAGCAACATAATTTTTGAGCAATGCCAATTTACTAACAACAACTTTGGTTTGGTCATCGATGATGACGTGCATTCAGTGACTGTGAATGCCAGCAAATGGATCGATCTTTACAAAGGTGTAAAACTAGGTGAAAATACCACAGGCGCTGGTTCTAGCGTAGATGGTCCTCAGGCTATCAATATAACCAATTGCTTCTTTGATAGTGTTTATAGCAATGGTATACATTGCTATGCAGTGTCAAATATCTACAGTAGCTTTAACTATTTTGATGATGTAGGTAACCACTTAGCCGGTACTCCTTTTGATAATTGCATCCTATTCTTAGACAGCGGGTGCGCCAGTCTATGCGACAGCTTCGAACGGACTGAGGCTGAGAATATCACAGTAGCTCGTGTAGAATTAAGCAATGCTAGCAGCTTTTTCCTCCAGCCTAACGAAGGCTTCCATAACGGACGTAGACAACAACGTCCAGCAGTCAATGTTACTCTATTAGACAACACAAGCAGTGCAACTAGCACAGGTGTGACATTATCAGCTACCGCTGAAAAAGCAGCTAAGATCTACTATACTGCTGCACGTGGATCATACATCAGGCACGGGATGCTAACGATAACAGCCAGCAGTGCTGGTAGCACCATATCAGATGATTATCAGTATGATGGTGATGACATTGGATTGACTTTCTCTGTTACTGTTGCTGGCAGCACGACCACACTCCTGTATATCACAACCAACACTGGAAATAATGTGACATTCACCTATGGCATAGAACATATGAACTATTCCTGAGGCATTTATGCCAAATGGTCGTGACGTTATATGTCCTTGTTTGAACTCCACACACAATCGTAAATACACCCACGTTGGCAGTCCATGCCAACATAATCATTAAGAATTAACTTGCTCTAACACCTGGTGTTAGGATAATATACTATTGAACAAAGAAAGAGGACCACGATGATAAGCAAGATCCAGATAACCAAACGAGACGGCACCAAAGAAGACCTAGATGTAGAAAAGATGCATAAGGTAGTGTTTTGGGCGACTGAAGGTATAACTGGAGTCAGTGCTAGCGAAGTGGAACTACGTAGCCAGATACAATTTTATGGCAATATCAAAACAACTGATATCCAAGAGACACTGATCAAATCAGCCGCTGATCTGATCTCAGAAGACAATCCGAATTATCAATACGTAGCAGGACGTTTGATCAACTATCATCTGCGCAAGGAAGTATATGGGCAGTATGAGCCGTGGCATATCAAACAACTAGTCGAACGCAACATCAAGGAAGGTCTTTATGATCCAGATCTAATCGGTTATTACACAGATGAAGAATGGGACAAGATCAACAGCTTCGTTAAGCATGATCGAGACATGGAACTCAGCTACGTAGCAATGGAACAGATGCGTGGCAAGTATTTGGTGCAGAACAGGGTAAACAAGACCATCTATGAGACTCCGCAGTCAGCTTATGTGTTGATCGCTGCTGTGTTGTTCAACGCATACCCTAAAGATGTTCGATTGCAGTGGGTGCGCGATTACTATGAAGCAATCAGCAAGCACGATATCAGCTTGCCTACTCCGGTCATGGCAGGTGTTAGGACGAGCCAGAGACAGTTTAGTTCTTGCGTGTTAATTGAAACGGATGATTCATTAGATTCAATAAATGCAACAGCAAGCTCAATCGTCAAGTACGTCTCACAAAAGGCAGGCATCGGCATTGGTGCAGGTAGCATCAGGGCCATTAACAGTCCTATCCGCAATGGTGATGCAGCACACACAGGAGTCATTCCATTTTTCAAGTTATTCCAAGCCGCAGTCAAATCCTGCAGCCAAGGAGGTGTCCGGGGAGGCGCAGCTACCCTATACTATCCTGCTTGGCATTTTGAGGTAGAAGATCTCTTAGTGCTTAAGAACAACAAAGGCACTGAGGATTCTCGGGTGCGTCATATGGATTACGGGGTTCAATTTAATAAGCTGATGTATGAGAGACTGTTGACTGGCGGTGACATAACGCTGTTTTCTCCCAATGACGTGCCTGGACTTTATGAGTCGTTCTTCAGCGATCAAGATCGATTCAAAGAACTGTACGAGACAGCTGAGCGTAACACTCGTTTGAGAAAGAAAAAAATCAAAGCGATCGATCTGTTTACAGCTTTCATGAGCGAGCGCAAGGAAACCGGTCGCATCTATCTACAGAACGTTGACCACGCTAACACGCACGGAGCATTTGATGAACACAAGTGGCCGATCAGGCAGAGCAATCTCTGCGCAGAGATCGACCTTCCGACACGTCCTCTGAACGGTCTAGATGATCCAGATGGTAGGATCGCTCTTTGCACCTTGAGTGCTATCAACTGGGGCAACGTCAAGAATCCAGAAGACTTTGAAAAACCTTGCACACTAGCGATCCGCGGTCTAGATGCACTGCTCAGCTATCAGAACTATCCAGTCAGAGCAGCATATGAGTCAACACAGGATTTTCGTCCGTTAGGCGTTGGTATCATCAACTTTGCTTACTTCCTAGCTAAGAATGATGTCAGCTACAGCGATCCCTCAGCTCTTGCTCTCGTTGACAAGTATGCAGAAGCATGGAGTTATTATCTGATCAAGGCCAGTGCTGATCTCGCTGCTGAGCAAGGTGCTTGCAGATTGAATGAGGACACTAAGCTGTCCAAAGGGATTGTGCCCTGTGACACACGCAAGACTGATGTTGATGAACTAGTAACGCATACTGAGCGCATGCCGTGGGACACCCTACGCATACAACTAAAATCTACTGGTATCCGTAACGCCACTGTGATGGCGCTAATGCCTTCTGAAACTTCTGCCCAAATCGCTAATGCTACCAACGGCATTGAGCCACCCCGTGCTTATGTAAGTGTCAAGCAGAGCAAGGATGGCGTGCTAAAACAAGTCGTGCCAGAATATCGCAGGCTCAAGAACAAGTATGAATTACTATGGGATCAACGCACCCCGGAAGGCTACCTCAAGATCTGTGCTGTGTTACAGAAGTGGATCGACCAAGGTATCTCTGTTAATACTTCCTATAATCCAACGTTCTATGAAGATGACAAGATTCCTATGAGTGATATGCTCAAGCACATCGTCATGTGCTACAAATATGGACTCAAGCAGCTCTACTATTTCAACACTTATGATGGCGCAGGTGAAGTTGATCTTGACAAGATGTCGGGTCAGAACGTGACATCAGATATACTACCAGTCGATGAAGAAGCATGCGATAGCTGTGTGATCTAAAATGTATAGCGCACACACGGGTTTCCAGCGTTTACGAGCATGTGCAGTTGGTAGATCGTATCCTCCACAGTTTTATGATTGGATCAAGAACGTTCGACTGAGAAACCTTTTCGAACGTATCGCAGAAGAAACTGAAGAAGATTTCTTAAATCTCATTAAGGTCCTCCAAAATTTTGGGATAAGTGTTGTCAGAACTAATGTACCTAATAGCCTCAATGAATTAGGAATAATGACGATAGATTCAACAAAGCGAATACCTGGACCAATTAGCATGGTTCCCAGGGATGAGCTTTGTATGATAGGAGATAAACTCTATGTCTTTAATCTCAGAGATCGATTGTTAGCCAAACATACTATCGGTCTATTAAGTGATTATGACATAGCCCGGATAGCCGGAGGTCCGGTTAATCACACAGACATTGCAGCTAACATATCAGATGATGTGAAATCTAAGATAGCAGCAATAAAAGGTTTGCCAGGATTTGATTCAGTGACAGATTATCAGAGAAAATCACTGGATCTTGTCAAGATTTTCCAACCGATAATTGATCATGTCCGCGACCAAGGCAATGAGATAATTGACGAAAAAATAGTAGAAGAATTACCGTTGCTTTTTCCAAATGGAATCATCAGATTGGGACAAGATTTATTGTTCGGAGTAGATGAGTTATTAATCCGCCCTAATACATTAGAACCGTTGGTTAAACATTTCAGTGAGTATCATGTAAAATTCGTAAACAGTCATGGACACGTAGATGGTTGTTTGTGCGTGGCTAAACCTGGATTGTTGTTAAGCATACGAGATATTGAAGACCAACAAAAAAGTTTTCCCGATTGGGAGATTTGTTATTTGGAAAATCAATCCTGGACAAAGGTAGACAATTGGAATAAAATAAAAACAAAAAATGCTGGAAAATGGTGGATACCGGGACATGAACAAGACGATGAATTAATAGATTTTGTTGAGACATGGTTAACTGATTGGGTTGGATATGTCGAAGAATCAGTCTTTGATGTTAATGCCCTGGTTATTGATGAGAAAAATATCCTAGTTACTTCGTACAATAAGCAAGCATTTTCTGCTTTTGAAAGGCACGGAATAACCCCGCACATAGTACCGTTTAGACACAGATTTTTTTGGGATGGCGGATTACATTGTATCACATTAGATCTCGACCGTGAGGGTGATAGATTAGATTACTCTTTACAAAGATAAGATTGATGCTACAATAAAAACACACAAGGGAAAAAGAGATGAGCAGCGTATTTGATATCAATAATAAGAGTGATCACACTAAGAGTCTAGCATTCTTAGATCCAAATGGTGGGGTGACTATACAACGCTACGATACTATGAAGTACCCAACGCTGGATAAATTCACCGATAAACAGCTAGGTTTCTTTTGGCGCCCTGAAGAAGTAGACATCTTCCGTGATGCTAAAGATTTCAAAGCACTGACTGAACACGAACAACATATCTTTACCAGCAATCTGAAGCGACAGATCCTGCTAGATTCAGTGCAAGGACGGGCACCTAGTGTTGCCTTCGGGCCTATCTGTAGCTTGCCCGAGTTGGAAAACTGGATCACTACTTGGACTTTCAGCGAGACCATCCACAGCCGCAGCTATACGCATATCATACGCAACATCTACAGCGATCCTAGCAAGATCTTTGACGGCATGATGGACATGAAAGAGATAGTTGACTGCGCAGGTGACATCAGCCGTTATTACGATACATTGATCCATTTTAATAATTTAATGGCCTCTGATCCCGAAGCCTATAAAGGAAATGAATACGAGCATAAGAAAGCCTTGTGGCTTGCATTGATGAGCGTGAATATCCTCGAAGGTGTTCGCTTCTATGTTAGTTTTGCCTGTAGCTGGGCATTTGCTGAAGTCAAGAAGATGGAAGGTAACGCAAAGATCATCAAGTTCATCGCCCGCGATGAGAACTTACATCTCGGTAGCACACAATTCTTGCTCAAAACGTTGCCCAAAGACGATTCAGTCTATGCTCAGATCTCCGAAGAGACCAAAGACGAGTGTATTAAGATGTTTGTTGATGCAGCTGACCAAGAAAAGGCCTGGGCTAGATACCTATTCAAAGACGGCAGCATGATCGGACTCAACGAACAGTTACTCAACGAGTATGTAGAATACATCGCTGCTCGTAGGATGAACTACGTTGGATTGCCTAGCCCATACAAGACAGGCAGCAATCCATTGCCTTGGACGCAGAAGTGGATCTCGGGCATGGAAGTACAGGTCGCACCACAAGAAACAGAAATTTCATCATATACGATCGGTGCTATCAAACAGGATGCTAACACAGAGACATTCAAGGGCATGAGCCTATGATACCAGCTTTACGAAATTATGATCCTAAGAGAGATTTCTTTGATCAATATTCCAAAGAGCTTAATGCGCATATCGAGATGATATTAGAATACAAAAATTCAGCTAATCATCTTGCCATACCCCGGCATGTACAACATGGAACGATAAATCTACGTAGCTCAGATCAACATACTAGATTTTGCCATAATCGAAGCATGTTAGATCTAGTCCCTCACAGTCATCTTTTCGAAGGAAGGCGGGTGATAGATATAGGTGTTGGATTTGGGAGTATGTATTATCCCATCCGATTTGGTCGCCCAAAAAAAATCATCGCATTAGATCCGTTTGTTGAAAACTTAGAACTAATAAAAGATCTAGGATATGATGAATTTTCACCAGTTGGATGGGAAGATCACAAGTTTCTTCCAGGAGATTTTGCCTTTATACGCAGGACATGGTTACCAGATTGGAGAGCTTTTAGTAAAGCAATGTGTGATCAGAGAGTCACTGACATATTGATTATCCAAGATTTTTTAGATTTACCATTAGACGATGTCTATCAACATATAGATGTTGGTGAAACTGTGGTGTGTAGATGGACTTATGATAAGCCAATCAAGATATTGCTAACACCTACTATCTCAGAGATAATAAAAATTTTTAGAGAATATGATTATGCGCTAATGCATCAATCATCTAGAGCTAAACATCCGTTCAAGAGAATATTTACATTACATTTTACAAGGGTGAAACCATGAAGACATTAATAGTTTACACTAAACCAGGGTGCGGATACTGCACCAATGCTAAAGATTATCTCAAGATGATTGACGTGCCTTTTACAGAAATTGACATCACTACAGACGATGCTGCTCGCAATAAAATCGTAGCAGCAGGACACAAGACATTACCAGTTATCTACGCAGGCGAGCAAGTGCTAGTACAAGGTGGATTCACTACCCTCAAAACCATGCGCAAAGAAGATATTTTAGAAAGATTACAATAATGTTGTTAAACAAAGGCTACGAATCAGGTGCGGTAGTTACCTTCAAGCTAATCACTGGTGAAGAATTGTTAGCTCGGGTGCAAGACGAAACACTGATTGAATTCAAGATAACAAAGCCAGTGACACTGGTACCGACCAAGCAGGGCACATTGGCAATGATGCCATACCTACTTTCTACAGACTTAAATACACTAGCGATTAGCTTGAACAAGTCAGCTGTGGTGTTACATATCGCTACCAACAAAGAGGTAGCCGATCAATACACACAAGCTGTCAGTGGTATCAAGCCAGTATCATCGCTAGACGGAGTATTTAATGCCAGCAATAGTGCGCAAAGGTGATGTCAATTCAGCGGGCGGTGTTGCCCTATTAGGTAATCCAGCTTTCATAGTAGATGGTAGACCTGTCTGCACGATAGGGACTCCGGTCTCTCCGCATTTTCCCTGCCCTAGGATACCTATACATTGCCACGCAGTCACAATGTTAGGCAAGCAGGAATATATCATCAATGGTATCAAGGTTAATGTTGTTGGAGATATCGACAGTTGCGGGCATCCAAGGGTTACAGGCAGTCCAACATTCATAGTAGGTGGATAAATGAGCGGTTCTAACACATGTTCGGGGATCAGTCCCTCTAATGCTAATTTTACACCTGGTGGCACGACTGGAAATGTTGAGATACCCAATGGTAATGCGCCTAAACAAGATTTAATCAACGGCATTGATACGGCGGTTGGGACCTTGGGGCCCGGGTGGAAAGCCAGGATTACACCCCATGGTGGATCAGATGAACGAGCAAGCGGAACAGAAAATCACCCCAATGGTGATGCAGCAGATATACAATTATTCTATAATGGCAAGCTCACTACTCCTCTGACTAATGCCAACGAGTATCAACGGGTAGCAAGAGCATTCACTGCTTACAATAGCAGTCGTGGAATAGCAGTTGGCCTTGGTGGATATGATAGCTTCATGCATCTTGATCAATCGGGCTGGCGACAGGGAATAGGACAGAAAGCCTTTCCTTGGGGATCGAGCGGAAGCCGAGATACTGCGCCTGGTTGGTTAGCATCGGGAGCCGTACAAGGCATGGCTGATGCTGAATCAGGCTTCGCTCCGACCATTGACCCTACCCTGATCTCAGATGGAACCAGCGGCACTCCTAGTTCGCCAGGTGATCCCGAACGGCCGATCGACGAAAAAGCCAAGACAGCTAACACAAATTGTACCCCGCCGGGTGGAACTGGCGCTGGCGGAGGCGGGGGATGTAGTCCAGTCGGCGCAGGCGTCTTAGGAGCGTTTGCTAGTCTAGCTGGTGCTGCTGGATTAGCTATCCCTCCCGCGTTCACTACTGCGGTCAATTTGATCAATGGCGGTACAGCTGGTTTAGTTTCACAAGGATTAAATTTAGTGACAGGTGGACTAGCTGGCGGTATTGGCAGCATAGTAAGTTCAACTGTGGGTCGAGATGTATTGAATACGATAGCTCCAGGGATAGGCCAGGCTGTGGCTGCGCTAGGCCATGGATCTCCTATATCAGGATTACTAGGTTCAATCAGTCCCGCTATTAGCCAAGCACTGGGAGTAAACATACCTTTCATCGGTCAAGCTGTCAGTGGAGTAGCTAACCAGATACTAGGACACATACCAAGTTTCACAGCAGCGTTCAATTTAGCACAAGGCGCCGCTGGCGCTGCTATCGGATTAGGTCGGGCAGTGGATCAAAGTGTAAACAAGTTATTTGGCACATCGGCTGTTAATCTAGTGTTAAACGCAGCAGCTATAAGTGCTGGCACATCAACGACTTTGTTGGGCGGTTACCACAACATGGACATCAGAGAGATGGGCGGTTCTAAGGTCAAGACCTTGATCGGACCATTGTCAGAAACCCTTCCGGTGTTGGTCAATGACGAACCAATGGCTCCTTTTGCGAGCATACATCGAAACTACAATGCGATGATCACGCAAGGCTTTGGATCGATAACCAATGACTTAAATGCATTAGGAAGAGATCTCAGTGAGCTAGGCTATCTAGCGGACATGACTGATCTATTCCGAATCGGTACAGCAGGACAGATCTGCAGCCAGATAATCATGGTAGGTGTTGGTTATGAAACAGGTGTTTTGCAGGCCATACATCAAATCGGCCTCACTGTTCGAGACATCAACACTTTTGAAAGCGATGACATTGCCTATGATATACTGAGCGCTATCACAGATGAAGCTGCGATAGATTCTGCATTGATAGCCCTGGAAATAAACAGGGAATATAGGCTGTCTAATCTAGGTGAACTATGTGATCCTGCGATACTATTCCCCCGCAGTGCTGAATCCAACGAGTTCCTTGATCTAAATGAGATCGCCCCGCAGCTTGCGATGTGCGGAATAGGCAATGTGCAGTCTCTTGCTGAACTAGGACGATTGTTCGTTAGCATGGAAACGCTCTATGATGCAACTGAATTGAATGCGTTGGAGCTGCCCACATCTCTAGAAGAACTGGATAGCATACAAGGCAAGCTATCACCGGTCAGTGGATACAGCGGCAATGGCGATCTGACCGTTGCTGATTTCTTGGGAACAGCAGCAGGCTACACACATACCAAGACATTGACTGAAATAACAACCAAGCAAGAATCGCTGTGGAACAGCACTGTAACTGATGACCTCAAAGATCTGTTAGTGCTGTTGCAAGACACTCTCGACGGCGCTTACACTTCCGTTTCTGACATAATCGTTCCTAGCACAGGCGGGTATGCTTTTGGAACCTATTATTATCTCGACGATGCTGTGACTGATATCAATGATGCGATAGTCACGGAGATGGATGTAGTTAACACCAATGCTACTGATGATGATGCGATCGCCCTTTATGATATACAAAACTATCACAACGAGTCGGTAGGACAGCTTTACAAGGAACAATACCTCAGGCAGCAGTACGGCATAGCTATCGGCACTGACAATAAATCAGTTGAGAATTTCAATGGGGACGGATCCACGTTAGTGTTCACAGTGGTTGGAAGTTTCCAATCAGCCACTACCGTTGACGTCTACATCGACGGTGTGTATCAATTCAAGTCTGAGTTTACCGTAAGCACTACCGCAAATTCAGTGACATTTGGCACAGCACCTGGAAGCGGTTCATTGATCGAAATCATCTATGACAATGGTAACATCCGATTAACAGCCAGCACTAGCGACCTGTGGAACTTTGCCACAGCACTCGAGGATCATGGCAAGAAGACTGGGTTTGGTCGCGAGTCTGATTTCATCAATAGGATCGTGACAGATGATTATCATGGTCAACGGATCAAAGCTGTGATGATACAGAGCCGCAACAAAGATAGAGCAGAATCACTTGGTATAGCTTGCACAGGCGAGAACCGTTTGCTCAGCGAATTCAGCAACACCCGACCAAATGGACTACAACCATTTGCTGAACGCACAGGTATATGGAGCGGTGATCCAGGGAGAGCAGCTGACATATATCTACAGCTACAGGATCCAGAAGCTATCACACGCGATGCATACTACGAGCGCCGATTGCAGCGTATGCGTTCATTGTTGCTAGACAACAAGGAAAGATCTCTGCGAGACATATTAGACAGCTTGATGTTTGTTGCTGACGACACGATCGTGTTAACTGATGTAGGTGTGTTAGCATACGACACGGTAGATCCCATCTTAGGGATATACAATCTAAATCTGTTCACAGTCGAGCCTAACAAGGAAGGATTCGTGCTAGGTCCTGCGGTTGAGTTAATTACAGCATTCCTAGAAGAAGAAAAGCTGCATGACATG